TCCCGGAACACCCCGTGAGGGGTGTCAAACTCGAAGTCGATCTTGACCATGATCAAGCCAGCGTGAAGATTGCCCCAGGCGTGGTATTCGAGAACTTGACGGTGAACGTCTCACCGTCAGCCAGCGTAAGGCTGCTGCCGTAGTCCCACCAAGCCACCAGCGGCTTGCTAGGCGATGTCGTGGTGTCGTTGTACAGGACAACGTATCGGAACGGGCCAATGCTGCCGCCAGAGGCCGTAAACACAACCTGGGTGCCGCTGACCGTGGTCGTGCCCGTTGTTTCACTGAGCGTGATCGTCGTCGTCGATCCACCCGAGGTGTACCCGTTGCCTGCGCCGATCTGCGTGATGTCCGACAGGATCGTGTTGGTCGCCACCGGAGCGGTGTTGCTCAGGGCAACCTTGTAAGTATCCGTGCCGAAGTTCTGAGCACCCTTTGCAAGCTGCTCAGAGAAGTCGTTGAACTTGTTATAGACGGCCATGATTAGACTTCCTCTAGCAAAATGGTCACAGCGACACTACCTGCCGCACTCAGATTGATGGTCAGCGCCCCATCTTTAGGGCCTGTCACCGTTTGGCGCTTGCTCAACGCATAGACGCGAAACTTCTCTTCAGCACCAAGGAAGATCTTGATGAGCGGGTTAGAAGACGCGCTTGGGTCGCTGATGGCATAGGACCAGTGTAAACGGACCCTAGCCCCTGATGCCGGGGTGTACAGGGTGGTCGAACCGGACGCGGTGACGGTAGCCACCACATGGGTGTACTCCTGTTCACCGCTGTCCTGAACATGACTGACCCCGCTTAGGCTTCCGACCGGCATCAGATCACCCCAGCTTGGCTCTCAGCGTGTCGAGCGCCTTCTCAGCCTTGGCCCTGCGCTCCTCGGTGGCCTTGATCTCAGCCGCCATCGCAGCCAGGGCTGCGTCGTGATCTGCCTGTGCCTGCGCCAGCTTGGTCGCGTGCTCAGCCTCAATCCCGTTCAGCTTCTCCTGGGTATCCGCGACCTTCTTGTTCAGCGCAGCCAGCTTGGCCTTGATGTCAGCCTGCTGAGACGCCAGAACGTCGTTCTCAGACGCACGCTGCGCCGCAGCCGCCTCCATGAACTTGGTGTGGTCCGCCTGCACGCGCTCAAACTTTGCCTGGGCATTTGCGACGTACTTGTCTGCCTCTGCGTAAACGCTTGCAACGTCCGCCTGGGCCTTCTCGAAGGCGAGCTTCTGTTCAACCAAGCCACGGTCAAAGTCGTTCTTCTTGGCAACGGCATCAAGAACCGCTGGAAGCGACTCCAATAGCGGCTCCCACATGTTTTGGAATTTACGGATAGCCCCTACATCAATGCTCATATTTACCTCCCAGGCATACCAGCTTGGATGACGGTCATCGTCGCTGTGCCGCTTGCATAAACGCTCACGGACAGACGAATAGCCGTTACCGGGTATGCGTAGTTGCCGTCCAACGAGGTGGTCTTCGTCGCCAAACTAGCGTTGGAATACCACACAGCGGTAGCCGGATTGAACCCCGGCGCCCAGATGTCGTCAAACGTATGTTGCACCGAATAGGTGAGAGACGCCCCTGCAGATACGGCAACCGCAACACCCACGTTAAATGGGCCTTGGTTTACATCCATAGGGATGAGCACCGAATCCGTCAGGGCCGAAAGAGATACACGTACAGGACGCATGGTGGCCCCTAAAGGCTAAGCCCCGCCGCAGCGGGGCCGGGATCAGTTCTGGTAGACAGTCGGGTTCTGAGCGCCCGTGTCCGAACGCTGCTGGTAGAAGACCGTGACCGCGATCTGGCCTGCCGTCGCAGCAGAAGTACCCGCCGTGAACGTACCGATGACGGGAACATCCACCGTGCCGATGTTGTCGGTAGCTGCAACCGTACCGTTCATGCTCGAATCAATCGTGGCCTGCGTGACGCGAGCCACCGAAGTGCCCGTACTGGTGGAGGCAAGGAATGCCGCGACTGTTCCCGTCTTACCAATCTGAACAGCCATCGAAGATGATGTGCCGACAGCGACCGTTACTTCCACGAGGAAGTTCAGAATCTTGGAGCCTGCGGGCAGATTGAACAGCGGCAACGCCGTACCGGTCGTGGCCACGCCGTTCATGTTGGCATACGCCGTACGCGACAACGTCACCAGACCGGTGTTCTCGGCGGCGCCGTAACGTTGGGTGCCCGCACGAAGCGGACCAGAGAAGGTAGAAAACCCCATGATGATTCCTCAATCTGCGCCCGCCGTCCCTGAGGAGTGGTCTGCCGAGCCAGTCGGCGGGCTGTGGTGATTCTCGGTCTAGGCGAAGCCTAGCATATTCACAGACAAAAGAAAAGGCCCCCGAAGGGGCCTTGGATGCGGAGTACCTGAATATCAGGCGCCCGGGGAACCAAACACGCCCAGCGGGTCCGAGACGCCGAAGCTGTAACGCTCGCGGGCCTTGTAGCGGCTGTTGCCGGTGTCGAAGTCGGCGTCCATGCTGGTAGACAGGGCCACCCGCACGAAGTGCTTCAGACCGTTCGGAACGTCGGTGGTCAGGAACCAGCCGGTCGGGTCCGTCAACCAGTGGTTGATGGTGTAGCCTTCCGGGATCGACCCGTTGTTCTTCAGGGCGTTGATGTCGTTGTCGGTGGTGCCAACACGGAGGTTGGTCTCCAACAGACGGGTAGCAACGAACTGAAGCTGCGGGGGAACCACCAGCTTGCGGGGCTTGGCAGCAATCAGCAGACCACGCTCATCCGTCCAACCAGCGATCTGGATCACAGCCGCTTCGAGGGACGTTTCGTTCAGGTCAGCGTTCGTCGCAGGACGATTGCTGTTGACGCCACCAGACACCAGCGGGTGCGCGGTGCTGAACAGGGCTTGGCCGTCGCCGTAGGTCACAGCGCTGTTGAAGCCGTTGTTCAGGATGGCAGCGGCCTTGACCTGCTTGGTGTAGGCCATAGCACGAGCAAGCGCCTTGGTGTACCGCGCCGAGAGGCTGTCGTACAGGTTGTCTTCCATCGCCTCTTCGGTGATGGAGAAACCCTGCGCGATGGTCTCGTGGTTGTAACGAGCGGTCCAGGCTTCCTGAGCGTTGTCATACGACAGGGCTTGGCCTTCGTTCTTCACCGGGGCGGCGCTGAAGCCGGAGAGTTTCGTCTCCTCTTCAAAAGAACGCTCGGAGGTCTCCGTTTCGTAGATCTCCTTGTGCTCTTCGTCGTAGCGCTTGTACTCCAGACCGAACAGAGCGTTCAGACCAGGGAGCAGTTCCTTGAGTAGTTGGGCACGAGAAATTGCCATGATGGATGCTCCTTACAGGCCAGTAGCCAGCGGGTTGTCGTAGCTGTGATAACCCTGGTTCCACTTGACCAGAACTTCGGGGTAGCCCACGAAGGTCATGGTGGTTGCAGAAGCAATGGTCACCGAACGGCTGATCGTCACCGAGGTGCTGTTCACGTTCGTCACGAGGTTGTAGTCCCCGGGATTGGCGTTGGCAACGCCAGGAACGATGAACTGCATACCAGCTTGCAGACCCGTCACAGCAGCAGCCAGGGTGATGGTCGTGGTCGAGCAGGTGCCCGAGCCCGTCAGCGTGATGCCCGTCTCCGGAACAATACCGACCACACGCATCGGGGTAGTGGTCAGCACGCGAATGCCGCCAGAGCCGTTGGTGGGGTTGGTGCCGCACACACCCATCACGCTGTTGCCCGTGGTCGTGCTACCCGCCGTGCCCGTGACCGGGAACAGGTTGGTGCCGACGAAGGCTTGCGAGACGTAGCCGATGGCCGTGGCCGTGTTGGACACGCTGCCAGACTGAGCGATCATCACAGCCTTGAAGACTGCGCGGTCGTCATCGACAACGTAGGCAACGATGTCATTGGCTGCAATGCTACCGGGGTAGTACTGAGCAAACAACTTCTGGCCCGTCGAGGGGTTGGTGTAAGAACAGCCAACAAAGACACCTGCCTGACCAAGCGCGGAAGTGCTTGCGGAGGTCATGTCGGTCAGTTCAATCAGACCCGCTTCAAACTTCACCAAGTCACCGGTAAAAAGCGCGGTGGCGTAGCTACGCTGAATCGGAATCTGGCGCGTAGCGCCTGCGTACGGAAGCCCATTGAGTTCGTTGACGGGCTTGAAACCGTATGCGGCGTCAACAGTGGGGTAAGCCATTTGTGACTCCTAACAGATTAAGAACCGCGTCCGAATGACACCTCGGAACGACGCTGTTTGAACAGCGGCATACGAGGATCGTTCTCGCGCATGAAGGTGTTGTCCACGGACTCCATCTGACCGTTTGCCTGACTGGTGTAGAAGGCGTTCCGTTGATCAACGAGTTCTTTGGGGGTTCGGCAGAGGATCAGGCCACCGATCTCCAGAGAATCCGGGAAACGAGATTTCTCGTCGCACAGGTGCTGGAGTTCAGGATGGTCTGCAACCTTGACAGGTTCCCAACCTTCGCGGAACTTGGAGGTGATGTTCCTCGGGTCGGCATTACCCAAGGTGCTGATACGAATCCAACGGTACACGTACCCAGGCGCAGGCGTCGGGTCGGGCAACAGTTCGGCAGGCTTCCACGTCAGGGGGCGTTCAGCTTTTGCGCGAGATTCCGCTTCGCGGGGAGTTCGTTGATCAGCCATTGTCTTTCCTCATCTGTTCCGCTACTGCCCGCGCATATTGCTCATTGGTGAGCCCTAGGCGCTTGGCGATGTTGACCTGGGTCTGCGTCAGCACGATCTTCTTGGGCGCTGTGCTGCGCGTTGCCGGGGCAACTACAGATGACTTCCTCTTCTCCTGGGGATACGCTCCAGGGAAGATGGACTTCATCTCCGAATCGATGCGATTGAAATACTCCTCGCTGCCGAGGGACATTCCATCTCTTTCGAGTTCGTTGTGAATTTCCATAGCCATAGCAGTCATCCGCTTGTTTGAACCAAACCACGGATTGGCGTCTTGCCACGCACGGGTTTTGGCGTCAACTTGCGGCACTTGCGGCTGCGGGGGCGTTTGTACAACATTTTGTTCGGGCTGTAAAGGCACCGGACGAAACGCGGCGAGTTTCTCGGCCTTCAGCTTGGCAGAGAACAACTCCTCCTGAGCAGCGAGAACGGCTTTTGCGTCTCCCTCCTCATAGGCTTTCTCGTACTTCTTCCGGGCCGACTCCAGCTCAACTTCAACGGTCTTCTTGGCTTGTTCCACCGCCACTTGCTGGCTTTGACCAGCCGACTTCTGGAGTTTCTGGTTCTCTTCCAGGAGCTTTTGGGTAAGGCGAAGTGCCTCTTCTCTCTCTCGAAGAGCAGCCTCCTTGGCCCGTCGCTCCTCGTGGTATCCCTTGGAGAAGTGCTGGATGCGTTGTTTAACGCCTTCGCTGTACTTCGACAGTTCGTCGTCGGTGACATCAGCCGGGGCCTCCTTCATGGGAGCGCGACCACGGTCTGCATCAGGGGTGTCATCCACCACCTCAACTTCGGTATCGTTGCCCTCGATCTCGAAATCGACCTTCTCTTCCTTGGTGTTCACCGGCACTTCGTCCGGGAACTTGAACTCTTCTTTGTCCAGTGCCATGATCATCCTTTAGATTTTGCTCTCGTCCAACCGGTGATCGCCGCACCAGTCGCTAGAAAACACGACCGGGAACCCGCCCATCGTCGGCGCATGGCGTCGGCAGCGACCGATGTTTCCGCGCTCATCAGGCTGTGTTTCGGTGTGTTTTTCAACGAACCAAATGCAGGTTTTGCAACGCATACCTGCGCTGCGGTTGGTCCACGGATCTTGGGTGTTAGGCACGTTGAACCCCCCTCGGGTCTTGAATGACCGCTTCGACGCTGTCGTCGTTGATGATCCGGAACTCTTCCCCGTGAATCTTGATCCGAGTGCCGCTGTTGGGGCGGACAAGGATGAAGTCACCCACCTTGCAGGATGGGCCTGAGGGGAAGCGGATGGGATCCTTGTAGCAGTCCGGGCCCATCTTCATGACAAACAGGACCGGCGACAGGACTTCCTCGAAGTGCATGGTCTGCCCAGACTTCAGAAGCCCACTTTCATAGGACTCTTCAGCCTTCGGGAGGACGCACAGGAGGTGATAGGTCACCGGATCTGGGACTTGTTTTGCCTTTTCCTCGGGGGTTTGGGGCAAAACGGTCTCGGTTTTCCCATCAGACAGGATCAGTTCACTCATCTTCGGCCCTTTGCATTCGGTCTACGAGGTCTGTGATGTAAACATGAGCCTGCGATAGACCTCGTATCTCGCCGGTCATGGACTTGTACTCAGAAAAGTCCCGCGCAGCGCCGGAGATGAGGGCTTGGGCGATGGTGTCGCGCCTGTCTTCGATCTCTTTCAGCACCACGGAGAACGCAGTGGTTGCCATAAAAGCTCCTTTCGGAGGGTCTTACATGTCCGAATTGTCCGTTTTGGACTTTTCGGTCTTCTCGGACTAGTTTAAATCAGTCCGGAATGTCCAAAAACGCCCTTTCGGACTTTTCGGACAGTGCCTTTTGGATTTTTTTGGTCAGAACTCCAAATTTGTTATCATTGGTTAGGTTTTGGCTGCTGTCCGGGGCGAACCATCGTCTTGACGAGGTCGGTACGGAGCTTCTTGTCCGTCTGAGCGGCCTGGGAGCGCAGCCTTGACTGCTCTTTGAGCATGTCTGCCTCGATACGCCTCTGTTCAAGGGTGATCTTCTGCTGGGCAATCTGGAAGTCCCGTTGGCTGTCGGCTTCCTTCCTCTGCAGTTCCTGTGCCCGAAGCTGAAGTTCTGCCTGTTGAAGCTGCAACTCAGGGTTTTGCGCCTGTTGTTGGGCTTGTTGTTGGGCAAACATGGCTTGGTTCTGGACCATCGTCCTCTGGGCTGCTGCCGCGATAAGAGGAGCAAGTGCCTTTTCATCCTCCGGGGCGATGGGAGCGTTGTTCTCCTCATCCAACTCCGGCAGAGGCACACCCAACTGCATCTCCACCTGGGCACGGTAGGCAAAAGCCGCGTGTTCTGCCATGTGAGCCATCAATGCCGTCATCATCTGCTGGGACATGGGGTTCTGGCCCAGGATTGCAGCGATGTTGGGGTCTTGCATAAACGATTGATGGGTTGCCATGTGGGCCTGATGGTCCTGGTAGGCAAACGCTTTGATGGGCTGCAACCGCAGAACAGCCATGTTTTCCGACACCGGATCCCTTGGCTTTTGATCTTCGGTGGTGGGAACCAGCTTTTCCGCATCCTTGATCCCAAGGACTTCCAGCATCTGACGGTGGAGCTTGGGCAGGTCATAGATCTGCGGGGCTCCTTGGGCCAGTTGGAGTGCCGCTTGGTACTGCATGATCCGCTGGGCCATCGTGGCGGCATTCGGATCACTGACCGGGATCACCTCCACCATGTCGTAGTCGGACTGCTTCAGGTTCCTATTTCCACCTTCCGGCGTATAGGAATAGGAAGAGGGCATGAAGTCCCGGATGATCTTCTTCAGGAGCTTGAACTCCATCCGAAGACTCGCATGGACTCGGGCCTGGACCGCAGACATGGTCTTGAGTTGTCGCTCAAGGATCGCCAGGGTGGTCCCTACAGGAGCCTGGGCGGACATGTCACTGATCTTCAGGTCAGCAATAGCTGCCAGACGGCGACCTTCTTCGGTGATCCGATCCAACAACGCCGCAAGAACCTGGGACGGCTCCTTATAAGGAAGGGGCATCATGTTGTCCCGCATCGCCCCGGAAGGAATGTCCACATCCCTCCACTCACCCGGGGCAATCGGGGTGTCATCACCCTTGATCCTCAGACCCCGGGTCTTCAAGCCCCCAGGGAGGTTGGACAACGTCCCGGCATCCACCAGTTGGCGGATCAGGGAAGTGCCTGCTCGTGCGTATCCACCGATCAGATGGATGTAGCCCAAACCATACGCTCCAAACCCGGGGATGTAGGTGTACTGGACGAAGTGCTGACGCTTCTGCTGCTTCTCGTCGTTCTCATCCCAGTTCCGCCGGATGGACAGAACCTTGTTGGATCCCCTCTCAATGGAGATGACATACGGGAGAGGAACATCATCCTCATACCCCGGCAGGTCATAGTCCACATGGATCTCCATGACCCGGTAGCGGTCATCGTCTTGGAGATTGAAACCCTGCTCCTCTGCCTTCTTCTTCTCAATGTCCGAGAAGAACTGAACCGGCTCCCCAAGCTCAAGATCCCGGTAGAAGCCGCTGAACTGCAGCTTCTTCATCTCGTTCTTGGTCTTGCGCATCACATGGGTGACACGCTCTGCTGTGTAAACGTTGGAAGCCCCATAGGGGATGATCATGTCTTCGGCAGGGATGAACGGAGCAGACGGAAGTCGCGTGCTCTCATCCGGGTAGATCTTCTTGAATGCCGCTCCTGACAGTCCAAGGGAATACAGAAGACGCTCATGCTCCGAGCGGTAGTCGATCATCTTCTCGGTCATGCAGATGTTCATGTCATCCCGGACCCGGTCGGCAACCTCTTCCTTGATCCGGGTAACTTCACCAATGATCTGCGTTTTAACCGGTCCCTGGGCAGGGAACGTTTCAACGATCATCTCTGACTGGAACCTGACAGCAGCTTCGGTCAGGAGAGGAGAGAAGACCCCACAAGCCCCAGACCAAGGCTCCGTCCTCTCTTCGTACTTCATCCCAAGGACTTCCAGGCCCTTGATGTACATCTCAGACCAATCCTTGCGGGAGTTGATGTCCGCATCCACCAGGGCAACCAGATCCGAGGCAATAGTGTCCAGCTCTCCCTCGTCCATGTACTCGGCAAGGTTGGAGTCAAAGTCCTCCTCACCTTCTTCCTGCGGCTCCAGGACAACCTCCAAGCCACCCATGCCGATGGTGACGCTGTCAGGGTTCTCGATCTCAATCTCCAGGGCAGGTCCATCCTCCACAGGGAGCATGGAAGGAACAAGTGCCCGGTCGATATTGGTTGCCATGTCTGGTCCTTTAAACGGTTCAATAATAACTGACGCGCCTTCTGGAGATCTCTTCATCCGGCTCATCTGATGCGATGGAGATGAACCCACCCTTTCGGAATCTCATAAGGGCCTGGGATGCCGAGTCTGTAAGGTCATCATGCTCCCCATGAGGGAACTCAGCCATCTCTTCGGCAACCTCCTCCGCCCACCGCCGGTCAGGTCTCCAGACCATCCCAGAGGCAAACAGATCAACGATGGAGTTCACCCGGGCAATCTTGTCCTGCCCCTTGTAAGGGGTGTACTCCGAGACCGGCACACCCACCTTGCGAAGCTCATAGACCAAAGGAGCCCCGGCGGCTCTCTTCTCAATGATCGTGGTGTCCGGGCTCCATTCCCTGTACATCTCAATAGCCCTCTTCTTCAGATCCGGGAACTCCATCCGCTCCTTCAAGGCATCCAGAAGGATGATGTTGGCAACCATGTTCCCATGACGGTCCTCCTTGTTGAAGACACCCCAGGTGGTACATGCCGAGAAGTCAGCCCTGTTGGAGGTCTCAAAGGCGGTGTCCCAAGACTGAATGATGTACTCGCAAGACGGAGGGCTCTCCCCCTCCCATATCTTCCAGTAGTCCCGCTTGACTATCGCCCCCTCTTCCGAGGTCGGGTTCTGCTGGTACTGAGCCTCCCACTTCGATACAGGAAGCTCAGCCTTCAAAGACTCAAGTGCCTGCTTAGACCAGAACCCAGGCCACAAAGGAGTCCCAGAAGGCAAGATCGCCGGGAACTCAATGATCTCCCAGTCATCCGTGCCATCTTTTGAAGAGTTCTTCAAGATCTGCCCGGTCAAGTCCTTCTTGGACCACCGGGTCATCACAACAATGATCGCTCCCCCTGGCTGTAAACGCTGTCTAGGTCCAGAGGTGTACCACTCATACACAGAGTCATACACCGCAGGATTCCCCTGCTTTGCCTCCTGCTCACTGTGAGGATCATCAATGATCAACAGATCCGCACCCTTACCCGTCACAGCACCACCAACACCAATAGCGAAGTAATCCCCGCCCTTGTCCGTGTTCCACCGCCCAGCAGCCTTTGAATCACTGGACAACTTCGTCCCAAAGACCTTCTGGTAATCCTCCGACGACACAAGGTTTCTAACCTTCCGTCCAAACCCCACAGCCAACTCTGCGGTATGTGCCGTCTGAATGATCTTCTTCTCCGGGAACTTCCCAAGAAACCACGCCGGCAAAAGATACGAAGCAAACTCAGACTTGGTATGTCTCGGAGGCATGTTGATGATCAACCTCTTCAACTCCCCATTAGCCACCCTCTCAAACGCATCTGCCATGATCTGGTGATGCTTCCCAGAGATAAACACCGGCCACATCTGCCTGACAAAGAACAGAAAGCTCTCCCGGCACCTCTGTACCCTGTCCATCTCCAACAAAGCCTTGATCTTCTTCCTGTCGCCCTCCGACACCTTGTCCACTATCTGAAGATAGCTGGTCAACTCCTGCTTTGATAGTAATGTCATATCTACCCTTATTCTTTGATATATAACCTTTTCTGCTCAGGTCATGCACCAATCTGTAAGTGCCGCCACATGACTTGACCTTGCAGCCTATCGCTATAACCCTGTACGTCGGAACAACACCCCATTTCTTCTTGTACGCCTCTATAAACTCCAAGACAAACCTCTGTCTCTTGGTCAATATATATCCCGTGTTTTCCATTTTTCATATTGACGGGGGTAGTTT